CGTTGGCGCTAAAGAAGTTCAGTTGCAGCGTACCGCGTTGGATCTGGCGCAAAGGATGCGCGGCCAGATTCTAGCCATGACCAGCGCATACGTTGGGCTGTATGCCGCCGTCAATCAGGTTACACGCGCCATACAGGAACAGCGGTCGCTACAAGCCTCGGCTATTAAACTCGGCGCGGCATTGCAAACCACGGACAACGGCAAGATCGGGGCCGAAATGCAGTTTGTTCGGGACGAAGCCGAACGGCTCGGTTTGCAGTTCGTTGACCTAGCAGCATCGTATTCCAAATTTGCGGCATCGGCGGCGAGTTCCGGCACGAGCATGGAAACCGTGCGCCGCGTGTTCTCGAATATCGCCGAAGTGTCCACCGTATTGAATTTGTCGACCGACGAAACGGCGGCCACATTCAAGGCGCTAGAGCAGATATTCAGTAAAGGCACGGTACAAATGGAAGAGCTGAAAGGTCAGCTCGGCGACCATTTGCCCGGTGCGTTGGCCGCGATGGCAAAATCCCTCGGCAAGACTACCGCCGAGCTAACCAAAATGATCGAGCAGGGGCAGTTGACCTCCGACTCGGTTGTCGGCATGTCCGACACGATGAAAGCCACGTTTCACGGACAGCTCGAAACTTCGCTGAAAGGTGTCAACGCGCAATTTAATCTGCTCGTCAATTCGGCCAGTGAAGCCCGACAAGCATTTTCCGGCGGGCTGCAAGGCGGTCTCGTCGAAGCGATGGGCGAGTTACGCGAAACGCTCAAAGATCCAGAAATACAGGCGTCGTTGAAACAGCTCGGCGAGTTATCCGGCGAGGTATTGGTCGTCATAGCGAAAAACGCGCCGCTGGCCGCCGCCGCGCTCAGTACGTTGTTTACCGTGATTACGGTCGGCATGTCGGCGGGTCCGATTCTGCAAGGGTTCAAAATACTAAACGGTATCGGCACGGGCTTGCTGGCTATCGGCACAGCGGGTCCAGTAGCGGCAGCGGGAGCCACAACGGCGGCAGGCGGCTTGACGGCACTGCAGGCGGCAGTTGCACGCGTTGCAGCGTCAGGCGGCGCTACGGTGGCCATGCTGGCGGCGGTAGGCTATGGCAGCTACTTGCTGACGACCGAGATCATGGAGCTGGTTACGCACCGTCAGCGCGACGAGGAAGCGGCAGCACGGCAGGAAGAACAGAATCGTCGATCCGCTGCAGCGGCGGAGCGCGAGCGGCAGGCGCAATCCAAACTTACTGAGCAACTGAAATACCAGATTGCCACACGGGAAGGACTGATTACCAAAGTCGGCGATTTCATGCAGGCGGCGGACGAGTTCATCGCGACCTCGGCGATTGATCCGGACAGCATCGAGGGCAAGGTCGCCGCGATTGCCAAGAAAACCGAGAAAAATGTTAAGGCGTTGACCGATCAGATTGACGATTTCAAACGTCAACGCGACAACCTGAAAAACGACGAGTCGTTCGGTAGCCAGCAAAGCAACCCGAAAGAGTTTGAAGAAAATCTCAGGAAGCGCGCCGAGCTGGATCGCCGAATTGCCGAAGGTGACCAAAAGCGTCAGCAGGTACAGATCGCCGGCCAGAAAGCCACGGCGCGCGAGGAAGCCCAGCTGCGCGAGCAGGAAGCCGAGAAGCAAGCACGCGAAGCCGAAACGGCGCAAAACAAGGCCGACGCTGACGTTAAAAAGCAAGAGCAAAACATTAAAGAGTTGGCCGACCTCGAAACCAGCCTGGTACAACAACGCGCGTCCATTACCCACGAACTGAGCGACGAGATCGATTTGCTCAATCGTAAATACGCGGAACAACGCGCCGAAATTCTGAAAAATGCCACGGCGTCGGAGGAGCAAAAACAGCAGCTACTCGCTATGGCGCAAGCCACCTACGAGCTAGATCTGGCCGAAACCAAGCGAGCCAACGCGGAATACAAAAAACAGCAACTCGAAAAACAAGGATCGGATTTACAGAAACCGATCGACGAGTTGACCGCTTTGCGCGATGCGAATATCGCAGCGATCAACCAACGCAAAGAAGCCGGCCTTGAAACGGAAAGCAGCGCACAAGAAAAAATACAGGCTGAATACCGCGCGACAGAAGGCGCGATCGGTTCGGCGCTCGACAAGGCAATCGAGTTCTATACGGCGCTCGGCCAGGGCGGCGATCTCGCCGCTGCCGCTGTGGCCGTCAACCTGCAAAGCGTCAAGGATAATTTATCCAGCCTCGGGGATCTCGCAGCGGCCAAGGGTGCGCAGATCCGCGACGATTTCGCCAGCGGTCTAGGCGATGCGTTCGGCGAGATTGTATCCGGCTCCAAGGATGCCAAAACCGCAATGCAGGATTTTTTCAGCAGCTTTTTGGCGCAGCTCGCGCAAATGGCTACGCAGAAAGCTATCTTGTCGATTCTGGATTCTGTCGGCGAAACGGGCAAAGGCGGTTTCTTCGGCGCGCTAGGCGGCCTGCTATCGAACCACACCGGCGGCCTTGTCGGCGGCAATGGTTCGGCGACGCGCGGCGGTGTCAGCACTGCGGCGTTCATCGGCGCGCCGTATCACCACAATGGCGGCATGGTCGGCCTCAAGCCGAACGAGCAGCCGATTATTGCGCTCAAGAACGAGGAAGTTTTGACCCGCAATGACCCGAGACATATACTCAATGGCGGCGGCAAGCAGAAAGCGCCGGTCGTCAATGTACCCGCGCCGGTTGTCAATGTCATGCTAAACGGCGACGAAATGGTCGCCAGCGCCATGAGCAGAGGGTCGCCGGTCGTTGTTCGTGCGACACAGAAAATGATGCAACAGAATGCTAACGCGTTCCGACAACCGAAGGGGTAAGTCGTGGCTTGGACACATAGAACACTAGCGGATGCCGCCGATCTCTTGACCAAATTCAAAGAGTTCGTCTCGGGCACAATCGGTGCTGTAACCGGTACGCGCACAGGCACAGGACGCATCGTTCAGCTCGACGTACGACCAGGTGTCGTATCGGAAAACTGGACACTGACCTGCATAACGGCCGTTGCCAACGGCGGCGTATTTTCGGTTGTCGGTTCGGTTTCCGGCGCGCAAGCGGACGCAACGGTCGGCACGCCTTACAGCAACACGTTTGTATCGTTTTTATTGACAGACGGCGGCACCGATTTTGCTGTGGCCGATACATTTTTGTTCACGGCCACCGAGGGCGGTTTAGCCGCGCAGGCATGGGAAGTAATCACCGACACGGCGAACGGTATCGGCACGATCTACGACTACGCGTATTTGCGCAAAACGGTCAAGGTGAACGGCGGGTCCTCAAATTTCAACGGATCACTTAACGGATTCCAGATCCTCAAGGGATATTTTGGCAACGAAACGTGGGTACTGACGGCGCTAACGTCGACCACGTTTTCGGTCGTCGGCTCGATCACCGGCAACATCGGCACAGCAACGCTTAATGTGCCTTTCATTCACGACGGATTGAGTTTTACTATCGCGAGCAGTTCGCAGCCTCCGGTTGCAGGCGATACGTTTACCATTACGCACACCGGTCCTCTGGCGGGCGGCGCGCAACGGATTCAGGTTTTCCGGTCAAGAGGTTTAGCCGGCGCGGACGACAACCTGTACCACACTTACGTTTACGAGTATTTCCCTTCGACGGATCGCTGGCTCCTCGCCGTGCGTACGCACAGTGCATATCAGACGACTCTCGATACCTACGCGCAGCCGAATATGACGCCGGTAGCCAAACGCATTCGACTGATAAACGGTTCGATGCCTGCGCGGTTTATCGCAGACGGCCGCTCGGCCAAAATGCTCGTCCAGCCCGACGTATCGGCTAGGCAGTGTAACTATTCGGGGTTTTATATACCGCACGCCGACGCATCGCTGGCGGAGTATCCCTTCCCGGCGTTTACCGGCGGTTGCGGAGAGCTGACAGACGCAGGCACCCCAGCGGGCTACGCGGGCGGAGACTATTACGCCTTTTTCGTAGGACAAGGCGCGCAGTGCGGCGCGATTGCATTGCCGTCAAACAGCTGGTCTAACATTAGTCGGGGCGATTACGACGTCGCCAACATCATTCGTATTTTGCCGTGGGCAGCGCAGTTCGTGGACTACTTCGGCGGGGTATGCTACGGCGACACGTCTAAAAAAGACATGATGCCGAGTATCATAGACTGCGGCTTGACCGGGCAGGAAGCCATACTCGGCGAGCTGGACGGCGTGAAATTCGTGTCGGCGCAGTCAGGCAGCTTGGCCGCGCTGGACATTTTAACCGAAGGCGGCGTCGACTGGATTGTCTGGAACTCGCCAAAACAAACAGGCTCGCGTTTTTACGCGGCGTTCGAGTTATCAGGGGACGAGTTTGTATGAGCTGGATATACAACACAGGCATTTGCACGGATACGGCAGATATGCTGGATCAGTTAGTTGCGTGGGTCACTAATGCCACGGATTTTCCGACCAACATTTTCACGAAAGAAGCGGTTGGCGGCGCAGGAGTTTACACGCGAACTGAAACGGCGGCGGTAGACGGCAACATACCTAACGCGACTTTTTCGGCGCAAACCCGGTGTCTGTCGCGCGATGGCGTTCGCCTGTGGATAGCCCACAGTGAAACAAACGGGATTTTTGGCTGTACGTCAGAGAGTTCTAACCCTATCGCGGCGACCAAGTTCGCCAATACACCCGGCGGGTCTCCTGCGGCGGAATACCTGAAATCGGTATCGGGCGGCGAGCACTCTCGGTTTTCAAGGTGCTACCCCGTGTCGGGCGCTAATAAATTCTGGTTTTTCGCGTCGGACGACAGGTTGCAGGTTCATGTGCGCTTTCAACGTTCTAACGGTTCATGGCAAGCATTCAGTTTCGGGCGTGGCCGCAAGCCGTACCCGAGTGCCTGGACGGGCGGAGAGTTTTTCACCGGACAGTGCCCGTCGAATACGCCGAGTCTCTGGACGGACCCCGAACAACCGTATCACTGCGGTCTTTTCGGGAAGTCTACCAACATTTTCAACGGGGCTTTCACCGACCTGTACTGCACGGGGCACATGCGCGTACACTATGGCGGCCAAAAGTTTTCAGTGCTATCGGTTTACCCCATTCTCTCGAGCCTTCTAGCCAGTTGGTACGTCTCAAAAGTTTATGTATGGGGCGGTTGTTCTCAGGGAGATTTCGAGGGGAATTATGCCGGCGGCGTCCACCGTAACAGCCCGAACAAGTTTAACGGTCGCAGTGTTGGCGTGCCGTTCTCTCTGTATTTGCACGAGGAAGTCGGTTCAGGTCAGTTACAATTCTTGTGCGACATACCGGGAATCCGTGGCATGAATATCGGCACGGCGCAAGCAGAGGACGTAGTGAACGACGACTGGGTTATTTTCCCGCAGACATCGCCCGAGGCAGGCGACCCTACCGCCAGCACTGGCTATGTAGCGTCCGCCAAGCGAGCTATCGCATATTACTGCCCGGGTATCTAACGCGTGGCAACTTTCGACGCGATAACGATAGAGGGGCTAAATCCCGACGCGTATACGGCCGAGTGGAATTATACGCCGATCCCTACGCCGTTCCCCGACCCGACGCAATTCTGGTTTCCGGATGGCGATGTCAATGCCGCAGTTCGCTCGGCGTGGGATCACGATGCGACCGGCCAGTCGTATGACGCGACTACGCGGTTATCTGTTCAGCGTTATTTTTTCTACGACAAAATTTATATCCACCCGGAACGCCTTGACCTTGGCGCAGTGGCGGCCGACCTGATTCGCCAGGTGTCAATCTGGAATGCGTTTTTTGTAACGAAAACGCTGGAATCCATTACGGGCACGGGGTTAGACGGCATATCGGTTTCGCTCGGCGGGTCATTGCCGTACGCGTTTCCCCCTCTCGGGTTTACCGTGGCCGACATCGAAATCTCCTCGACGGAGGGGCCGTTCACGATCGACGCGGTTTACAATTTCAACTTTGCCGACGAAACGATTTCTGTCGAGATTACCGGCTCGCGTGCGCAAATTTGGGCGTACGGCCACAACTGGGACACCCCGATCGAAGAAACCTTGTCGTATTTGTCGGCAGTGCGCGTGGCGTATGCCGGCATCGAACACCGCGCCGCTCTGCGCTCTATCCCGCGTCGCAGTCAATCCGTGTCACTGTTTGAAGAAGACGACGCGTTGCGCGAGTTGGAAACGAAACTTTTTGGCTGGCAAGCCCGCCTGTTCCTGGTACCGCTGCAGCAATACCCGTCAAAAACTACAGCGCCCGCTTTGTCTGGACAGCCGGTTATCCCGGTCGATACAGCGGACAGGGGGTTGGTCGAGGGCGCGTATGTTGTCATCGAGGATCTGACTACTGGCACGCGCATTCCTGCGTCGATTGCCGAGGTAGCAGCGCACTCGATCACGTTGACGAGCAACCTCACAGGCACGTTGGCAGTCGGCACGCGACTCTGGCCGGCGCATCCTGCGATGGCCGACGAGCAAGTGAGCCTGAATTGGCATTTGCCCAGCTTTGCCACAGGCAAGATCAACTTCGAGTTTATTCCGGTCGAAACCTGGGGCGGCGCGCTGGCCGCGGACCCGCCACAGCTGTATCGCGGCGAAGAGGTTTACACGATCGAGCCGGACTGGGTAACGGGGTTGGCGGTGCAATCAACGCAAACATTCGGCGTCACAGAGTCAGTGGCGGGCAAAAAGAAAAGGAACGAACGCTGGCTGCGCCCGTCGCGGCAATACCCGTTTGGCTGGCTCCTGCGCGGTTTTTCCGAGATTGCACGTTTTCGGGAATTTGTGCAACGCCGGCTAGGCCGCACGGTGTCTTTCTGGATGCCCTCGTTTCGAGCCGACTTGCAACTGGCCGACCCGGTAATATCGATCGCGGCGGTGTCAATCAACGTCGTGGACGGCGGCTATCTGGCTTTCTCAGCGGGCAATAACCAGCGCAAAAATATCTCGATCGAGCTGAAAAACGGCACGGTCATGCGCCGCCGCATTCTGTCCGCCACGTACGATTCGCCGAACGTGACGTCACTGAGTCTTGACGCGGCGCTAGGCTACGAGTTCACGCCGGACGACGTGTTTCGCATATCGTTTTTGTCCCGCTATCGGCTCGGCTCAGACGAGGTTAAACTGGTCTGGTACAACCCGTCTGTCGTCACTTGCGACATGCCCGTTGTAGCCGTTCCCGATTCCCCCGAACAGGATTCCGACGAGTGAGTAATTTTTCGGATAACGAAGCTGGCTTTGATACCTCGAAACCCCTTGAGTGGTATCGAATGGTATACGGCGACGGCATCGAGTTCTTGTATACCTCAGGCGATACCCGAGTTGTTCACCTTGGCAAAACGTATGAACCGGTCGAAATATCTCGCGCAGAGCTGGGCAGCACGTCGGACAGAAACAAGTCTGTCTTGCAGATAACCATTCCGGTTTCGTTGCCGTTGGCTCAGCAGTTTCTCACGGTGCCGCCTTCGTCGTCTGTTTCGATAACGCTGTTCCGGGCACAGCGCGCCGATTTGCTCGACGCAAAAGTGCAGTGGGTCGGCATTATCCGTGACCGCGAAATTCTCGACATGAATATGGTACTGCAGTGTACTAACTTGCTGGCGGCTACCGGCCGGAAAGGCAATGCGCTGCGGTATCAAAAAGGATGTCCGTATGCGGTTTATGGCAGCGAAGGGTGCCAAGTGAACCCGGAGGATTTCAAGACTGCCGCGAACGCCATTGTGGATAGCCCTGTCACCCTGTACGCACCGGGCACGATCGGGCTGGATGACGACTGGTTTATCGGCGGGTACGTCACCTACGCCGACACAGTATCCGGCACGCTGGGCAAACGCTTCATTGTCAACTATGATTCCGACTCGGGGATGGTCACAGTATTCCCTAAACTGCGTGGCGTAGAATCCGGCGCACTGGTAAATTTTTACGCGGGATGTGACCACTCTTCTAAAATGTGCCACGAAAAGTTTGATAATTTGCCGCGGTGCGGTTGCGACCCCGTGTTGCCTCTCGTCAATCCGTTCGACCCAAAGGAGCAGATTTTCTAATGGCTTTCGTACTCGACGACGTTCTGATCTCCGTCGCTCTGTCTGCTATTTCGGCGGCCTTGAGCTACGCTGCGTCGCCAAAGCCCGAGGATTCTACCGCCAATCTGAACGATGTGCCGCTGGCGCAGGACGGGCAAATTATTAAAATGGTCTTCGGGAAATTCAAAATTAAAGGGATCAATACCCTCGGGTACGGAGACCGGTCGAAACACGGCATCATTCTAAACGGCGGCAAATGATGGACGACATTACTATCACGGTGCAGGACTTGCGAACAGTGCGGAACGGCGCCAAACAGGGCTATTGCATTCCTGGTTTGAAAACGTGGATAGCGCAAAACGGTTTTTGCCTCAAGGTTGTTTTACGTGACGGTATCCGTGAATCGCAGTTGGCGCACATCGACGACCCGTTCAAAGATCAAATGTTAGCTGCCGCCCGTAAACGCCTGGCGGGGGAATCCGAATGAGTTTCCTCGATACAGTAAAAGACCCGTTTGATCTGGTTCAGATCCTCCTCGATGCGCTGGGCGTGTACGACGGGTCTATCGGCGACAAGTTCGACAAAACTTACATCGCGGGCTATGAAAACTACCTCGGCGTGCATGTCGGGGTTTGCCACGGCCCCGTTGACCGGGTAACAGGCATAAAGTTCGATGGCCGCTACGGCTGGAAAGGCGTCGCGGAGCCGGGCGTTGCTACGGTAAACGCCGAGGGCTTCGACTTGCCGTTGCCACAACAGCAGGAAGGCGGCACAGGGCCGTACGTCGACGTGCCGAACCTGATCGTGGTCAATCAGGGTTACTTGTTTGGCGGCGAGGAGCAGGAAGGCGGCGTCATGGGCATTATCGACGTCCTGCACGGCGATACCGAACAAACGTCCGTGCAGACCGGACGACCCGCGCAAGGGTTTAACAAGTACCTGCAGACCAAGTTGCAACCGCGAGATGGATCGGCGTATCAGCCCGCTTATCGCGGGATTTTATCGCTCGTTTTTCGCAGCACGATTTCCAGCTCTAACGAATACCTGACAAGCATTTGGGTCGACATTTTCGGCATTCCGGGCGCGTCGGACTTTCGTACAAACAAGTTGACCGAGCCAACTACCTATCACACGGGCTTTTACTGGGGCGCAATGAGTACCCGTATGCGCAACGTCGAGGTCGAGGGTTTTCGCGCCCTCGAAGGCTGGCACACCGCCGCCGGTTGTTGGTACCCCGAAAAGTGTGTCGTCGTTCACGATGACGACACGGAAAGCATGAACGCTATCCACATAATCTATCAGGCGCTCGCCGATCAGCGTTCCGGCATGCGCGTTCCTCTCGACCTGATCGACGATACCTCGTTTCGCGCGTGCGCCGATACCTGTTTCGCCGAAGGCTTTGGTCTCGACATCGTGTGGGACGGGTCCTCTACCATCGACGAGTTTATCGGCGAGATTTGCCGCTATGTTGACGGCACGGTTTACCTCGATCCATCGACCGGCAAATTCAAAATGTACCTTTTGCGCAAACTGACGCAAGAGCAGATTGCCGCGTTGCCGGTATTCAGTTTGCGCCAGATCGAGGATATCGGTTCACAGAGCATGGAAATATCGCCGTACGTGACAGGCACGCCGGGCACAGGCTGGACAGACGACCGCAAAATACCGCCGCAGTTCCTCGATGAAAATATCCGCCTTATCGACTTGCCGTATCTCACCGCGTATGCCCTGATCGGCTCGAACGGTTTGCGCCTGTTGCCGCCGGATGCTGCTTTCTTCGCCGTATTGGTTGCGCCGGTCGAAGACATCGCGGACAGCGTAGTTTTGCACACCAATACGCTAGGCGGCGTGCCTGACCCAACGTATACCGCCGATCCTGCGATCCGCATAGGGCCGGTCGGGGCATTGTGCCCGACGAGTCAACTGGACGGGGCGCTGGCGTACGAATCAGGCGGCGCGCTAGTCACGACCTGCAAGATCAAAAACCTGCGCAAACTGTCGCCGTACGCGATGTCCGGTGCCTGGTTTATCGTCGACGACGAAAAGATATTGTGTACCAGCGCCAACGTGTCCGAGGAAGACCCGGACTACCTGACGCTGACCTTGTGGCGCGGCATTCTGGATACCGTGCCGGCGAACCATGCCGACGAAGCTCTCATGTGGTGGTTTAACAACTCCACGGGTTGCGTTTATATCGGCACGAAGTTTATCGCGGGCGACGATCCGTACCTTTTCGTACAGGCAAAAAGCATTGTCGGCGGCGCGCCGCTCGGCGCCGATACGCCGGTTATACATACCGATTTGCACAATGCCTGGTTCGCCCCGTACCCGCCGGCAAACGTCAAGATTGACAACACCTATTTCAACCTAAACCCCATGAAGTCGTTTGTTATCGAGTGGGCTTGCCGTAACCGGATTACACAGTCGAACGTTTATCTGGCGTGGGACGCGCCGGGCACAGCGCCCGAAGCGGGCACGACCTACACGCTCGAAGTGTACGACGCGGATACCGACGCTCTAATCAATCGCATAACCGAGATTCCTGCCTACGGTTCGAGCGGGTATTACCGCTACACGGGCGGCGATGGCGGGGCGGCCAATTATCGCATCGAGTTTTTCGCCGTGCGCGACGGCCTTGAATCGCCGCAGCGGTTTGTGCAATCCGGTAAGGTATCCGGCTACGGCTTGAATTACGGCAATAACTGGGGCGGATCGAAACTCGGTATCGTAGTACCGCCCGGCGAGTTTGCCCCTTTGATGCCGGCGTCGGATACGGTGCCGTGTCCTCGTCCGGTGTTCGTAGCGGGTCGATGGTGGCATCTTGATCCGACTGTATCCGGTGACGGACTGCTCGGCTACACGGACAGACCTGGCGAAATTCTGGACTATTACGGGTCGGACACCGAAGACAAAATGATTCTGGACAGCATTTCGACGGGCAACGATACGCCGTGGAAAGCACGTTTGATGTGCACGGCGGGCGACGGTGACACGGCATTGCTGATTGCGTCCGACGGCACGGATATCTGGTCGAAGTTAGCGGGCGCTAACTGGCAATTGCACGCCGTTACTTTTTCCGGCTTGACCGCGACCCCTGCGACGATAAACAGTATTTTTTATACCGGCTCGGTGTTTGTTATCTGCCTGAATGACGGCGCGGACATTTACACGTGCACGGATCTTGCCGGATCGCTGACACGCACGAACGCGGCGGATACCGAGAACGACATATCCGAGGAGTTGCAAGTCAACTGGATCGGCAAGAGCGGGTCCAACTATATCGCCACGGGGTTTATCCTTGATGACTCGACCAAGGTCGGCATTTTCAGCTCGACGGATCTCTCGGCGTGGACATCCCGAAACACGAATGCCCCATTGTCGGCGCTGAACGGCAATGACTGGGCGTACTGGCCGCCAGGTAGCAACTGGTGGATATTTGAAACGAAGGGCAATAAGCTCGACGGTGCGGTGCGGGCAAGGAAAACGACAAATGGTTGGACGTGGTCGAAAGTTGCGACAAAAGCGGGCGCAAATACGCCGCCGTTCGGCGCGCCGTTCGTTATTAAAACCGGTGCATCGACCTACAAAATGCAGACGTTCGCCGGTCCGTATATCTTGTCCACGACGAACGGTACAACCTTCACGAAAACGCGGTGTCAGTATTCGCCAGAGCAAGCCCTGCTAATCGCGAACAGCGGCGGCTTGCCCTTTTACGATAACGCTATCCCGGGCAACGGCACGGGGTTGAATCAATACGGGGCGCTGGCGCGAACGGGTCCTTACGCGGCAGACGATACCTTGCCTGTCGCATTCCGGGGCAACTACGTGAAAGCTAAACTGCTCGGGTTTCAGGGTTTCGAGGATGCCTTCGTTGCGGATACGTACCCCGTGCCCGTGCTACCGGCCGGCGCACCGTACAGCAACATCGTCGGTTGCCTGGGTGAC